ATGCAGAAAAACTGCGCACTGTTGTCGAAAAATTTCGTACCGAGATAGACCAAGACGCTAAAGTGTTTAAAGAGAGTTTAATTGACAACATAAGCAACTATCTTGACTTGTATGTTGAGAAATCTATTCCAGCTGCAGACATCCAAGAAGCAGTCAAGAACAAACATGCTGTTGGTATATTAGAAAACTTACGCAAGGCGTTGAGTATAGATAATGCTCTGTCCAACGAACAAGTACGTGAAGCAGTGATTGACGGTAAAAGGCAAATTGATGAATCAAACACACGTTTACAGGAGATTGAAAAAGAAAATCAACTGTTAAAAGAGAATGTCAAGCAAAAAGAAGCACAATTGGCACTAGACACACTCACTGAAGGTTTACCAGCAAGCAAAAAGAGACACATGGAAAAGGTGCTCGCAGGTAAAGATGCGCAGTTTATCAATGAGAATTTCAAATACACATTAGACATGTTTGAAAAAGCTGAGGTGGACAAATTAGATCAGTTGAAAGAACAAGCAACAGAGAGTAAAAAGATTGCTGACAGACCGGTCAGTAAATCAGAGTCTGTTGTCAAAGAGAGTGTACAACAACAAATTGAACAGAGTGAACCAGAAGGTTTACAAAACAAAGGACTTTTCGACAACTACATGGGCGAGCTTACTCGCTGGTAGTTCGGAATTTAGTTGAGGCAATTATAGCCTGAGTAACAAGGAACATTAGAAATATGTCACAGGTAAAACCCGCACAATCATACATCGATACAGAGCGCGCAAGCGTTCTTCTTGAGAAATGGGCACCCGTACTGGACTACAGTTCTGACAACGTGAAAGCCATCTCCGACGATCATTCTCGTTTGAACACCGCTATCCTCTTGGAAAACCAAGAGAGCTGGTGCTTGAATGAGAACACAGCCGGAGCAGGTGGAGTTTTCGGATCTGGAGCTGCCGGTGGTGGTAATTCCATGGGTCATGGTGGAGCAATGACTCCAGCACAAGACTTCTATGCATCTAACGATGCACGTCTTCCCAAGATTTTGATACCAATGATTCGTCGTACATTTCCTGAACTTATCACTAATGAGATCGTAGGCGTTCAACCTATGAGCGGTCCTGTAGGGCTTGCATTCGCAATGCGCTACAAGTATGAATCGGACAATCTTGGTTCTGGTATCGATGGCAAGACAACACCTCCAACAGGTGCTCGCCAAGCTGCCACAGCTGCAGATGGTAAAGAAGCTGGATATCAGTATCTTGACACACGTTTCACAGGGACTAGCTCGGACAAGCTCTCCGGCGGTAACGGAATCGACTTTGTCGATGAAGACGCTGGTGTTGCAGAAATCCTCAAAGACTATGAGCTTACTGGCGACATTCCACAGATGGTTGTCTCTTTTGAGAAAACCGCTGTTGAAGCTGGAACTCGTAGACTTGCTGCACGTTGGAGTGTAGAACTTGAACAAGACCTCAAGAACATGAACGGTATTGATATCGACACTGAATTGACAAACGCTATGTCGTATGAAATTCAGGCTGAAATCGACCGTGAAATGCTCATGAGAATGGTTCAAGTTGCTGCCAACGCTGGCGCAGGCAAGGGTGTTAGCACCTGGAGCCCAGCTAGTGCTGACGGCCGCTGGATGGCTGAACGTAATCGTGACCTTTATGCTAAGATCATTGTTGAAGCGAATCGAATCGCTATCCGCAATCGTCGTGGTGCTGCAAACTTTTTGGTTGCAACTCCACGTGTTTGTGCGATCTTGGAAATGCTCCCTGAGTTTCAGTGGATGCAAGTTCAAGGCAACGTGAACACCCAACCCGTGGGCATCGCTCGCGTGGGTAATCTTGGTGGAAGGTTCAACGTATATCGCGACACACGTACCGAAGCTCAGCATTCAAATTTTGGTGGCACAAGCCGCAATGATGCGAATCGCATGGAGTATATTCTGCTAGGCTATAAAGGACCTGAGTTTTACGACACAGGTATCATTTATTGCCCATACATCCCCGTGATGGTGCAGAGAACGGTTGGTCCTAATGATTTCGCTCCTCGTGTGGGCTTGCTCACGCGTTACGGTGTTGTTGACAACATCTTCGGAGCTGATCTTTACTACCACGTGATTGTCATTAAAAATCTCGGTGATTCGTTCACACCCGGCACTCAGTCGGTGTACTTCGGATAATACGTTCAGATGTCTCAACAGAGCCGTTGAAATGATATATACGGCGATAAAAACATTTTTCGAC